CAAATGGCAATCCAGCACTTACCGTTGAAGAAATTCGCAAATCAGAGGAGCTCATTTCATGAAAATAACAACCCCATTCACAATCACAGCGGCAGATTCCGAAGCCCGCACCATTACCGGCAAAATCGTTGAATTTGGCGTACCGGCTACAGCATCAACCGGAAAGGTCATGTTTCAGCGTGGATCACTTATGCCTGCAAACGTGAAGCTGAATTTGGAGCACGATTCAGCTCGTCCTATCGGCAAAACTCTTTCGATGGAACTTTCACCGGATGGAAATTCAATCGAGGCCACATTCAAAATCTCAAAGACCACAGCTGGCACTGATGCAATTCAGGAAGCAATGGACGGACTTCGTGATGGATTCAGTGTGGAAGCAAATGCAAATGATTTTACTCACGCAAAGGATGGAACGATGATCGTCAATTCAGCCGAAATAGTCGGGGTCGCATTGACCCACAATCCGGCATTTGATTCAGCACGTGTGTCAAATGTCGCAGCAACTACAGCACCCGAAGATTCTGAACCATCATCCGATGAGGCAGAAGCACAACCACAACCATCAACAGAAGGAGACGTCGTGGAAAACACCGTCACAGAGCCAACTGCCGCCGAGACGGTAGAAGCTTCAGCATCAGTTCAGGCCGCAGCACCAAAGCCTGTCAATTTCATCGCAACACGCAATCCAGTTGTCTCACCTGAGACATACCTCATGCACAAAGTCGCAGCAATGCGTGGTTCTGAAGAATCACGTGCATTTATTGCAGCGGCAACAAGCAGCACTGACAATCCAGGTTTAATTCCTACACGTCAGCTTCGCGAAGTGGTCAATGGCCTTGCAGACAATGTCAGAGCATCTATTGACTCAATTTCAAATTCAACTCTGCCATCAGCAGGCCTTGTATTTCAAATTCCAAAGATCACACAGCTTCCTGATGTAAGTCAGGTCGATGAACTAGACGCAGTTACCCCAGTCGTTATGGAATCTGAGTTCATCAACGTGGATGTCAAGTCCTTCAAGGGCTCACAGGTCATGTCCGTTGAGCTCGCAGATCGCAGCGATCCACTTTTCTTCACAGAGTTGATTTCAAATCTTTCGTCACAATATGCACGTGCGACAAACGAATATAACTCTGCACAGATCATCGCAGGAGCAACAAAGACTGCAACCGGATACGGTACAGACATCACCGCAGCTGAACTTCTTACATGGGTTTCAAATGGCGCAGTTAGCGTTTATTCAAACACATTTAAGTTCGCTGATGCAATCGTCGTATCACCAGCAATGTGGGGACGCATCATGTCGTTCAACGTTGATGGCCGACCAATTTACAATGCTCTACAACCACAGAACGCAGCTGGTAACGCACAGCCTCGTTCACTACGTGGATCAGTCAACGGCATCGATCTTTGGGTCGATACAGCACTCACAGGCACAGGAGATGACTCAATGTACGTCATCAACCGCGATGCTTACACATGGTATGAAAGCCAACGCCTGGAATTGAGAACTAACATAATTTCAGACGGAAGCATTGGAATTTTGATGTACGGGTATGGCGCAACAGCGACAAAAATCGCTGCCGGTGCTTACGCGTTCAACAAGGACTAATCCACACCAATTAACCATCGGCCAGGTCTCTCCCGAACTGGCCGAGCAGACGAAGGGATCGGAAATGCCTAATATTGTCACTGCGGATGAATTACGCGTCATCCTTGGCGTTTCCGATTCTCTTTATTCTGACGCATATTTAGATCAAATGATTGAAAGTGCAGAGGCAACAATTTTGCCAATGCTGACTCAATACCAAAGCGCAGTCGTTGCAACACGCATCACAAACGATGTCATTTACATCGACACCTTGAGGCCAAATTTTTTCGTCGTGGGGCAAGAGGTCATTCTCGCTGGAATAGGTAATGGACTAGATGGCCCATATACCGTCAGTAACCATTCCGTCAATGCTTTTGAGGTTACTGCCGTCGTCGATGAGGCAGATCGCATCACCACGCCTTGTATTCCAGCGGGAACGATCACACTTGATGGCGGTTCAGCTGCCGAATTATATGCAAGCGTGCCAGCCGTCAAAACTGCAATTCTTATCGTCTCCACAGAAATCTTTCAAAGTGTCACAGCACCCGGCGGCCAAATTGAAGGTGTTGATTTTGCGCCAACGCCATTCCGCATGGGTCGATCATTACAAAATCGTGTCATTGGGCTTATCTCTGCATTTTATGATGTGGACTCAATATGCCAATGACAACCCTTTTGGATGTCCGTACTGCACTGGCCACAGCTCTTTCAGGCGTTGCAGCATCCGTCTATCCAGTAGCACCGGAAGCCGTAATCCCACCGGCTTGCGTCATCATCCCGGATTCACCGTGGCTTGAAAGTACGCTAATCAATGGCGCAGTCACAAAGGTAAAAGTCAATTTTATCGTGACCGCAGCGGTCGCAAATAACGCAAATAGCGGTGCTTTAGATCAACTCGAAGCACTCATCATCAGCATTTTGGGAGCTATGCCCCCAGGATACGTGGTCGGCGATGTTCAAAGGCCGTCAATCGTTTCGGTCGGTGCATCAAATTTGCTCGTTGCAGATTTGAACGTTTCGACTTATTTCACCCAGGAAAACAACTAGGAGCAAAAATGACAACTATCATCACCGGTAGAGACATCACATTCACCATCGATGGTGATACTTATGATGCTCAAGCTACTTCAGCAACCCTGACCGTCGATTCGACAATTAACACATATCAAACACTCGATGGCAAGGCTTACTACACCACAGATACCCAGGGCACTTTCGCAGTTGAAATGCTTCAAGATTTTGGCGCAGTTTCATCATTATGCGAAGCTCTTTGGAACGCGGCTGCATCTGCACCAAATACAGCACTGCCAGTCCTTTTCACAGTCGCAGGGGTGGCATACGCGTTCAACGTTCAGCCAATCTTCCCGGCTTTGGGCGGCACTGCACCTGATGCACTCACAGCATCACTTTCATTCACTTGCGTGACCACACCGGCACTCGACTAGCAAAAGAAATCGGGAGAAAATGAAACTACCAATCACAATCGAATACACAGCTGGAAATCAGGAAATCTACACAGCGCAACCACCGGAGTGGGCAAAGTGGGAAAAACTGACGGGAAATATCATTTCGCAGGCGCAGGAGAAGATCGGAATTTCCGATCTTCTTTTCCTGGCATATCACGCAATGAAACGTGAGAACGCTGGAAAGCCGGTGAAGCCCTATGAAATTTGGTGCGATACCGTGGTCGAAGTGACCGTAGGAGAGACAAACCCAAAAGCCATAGACCCGGAAGCATAGGTCGAATTCTTGTCGATCTAGCTTTGGCAACGGGAATTCCGATGCAGTATTGGGAGACTGCCGAGGATGTATTGACAGCCATTGAGATTTTGGAGGCAAAAAATGACCGATGAAGCTATCGCCTACGACAAAAGCGATCTTCGGGGTGTCATCAAAGCTTTCAAGGCAATGGATGATGAAGCCATATCCCAGGCAAAAGTTTCATCCAATGCACTGGCCACATATTTACAGGGAAAAATTCAGGCTAAGGCAGGCACGTTGCAATCACGCAATGTCGCAGGCCGTATCGCCGATGGATCGCGTGTAAGTAAGTCAAGCAAAATCGGTGAAATTTCTTTTGGCTTTGCAGCTCAAAAATTCAGTGGTGGAGCAACTACTCAGCAACTTTGGGGTGGTTCGGAATTTGGCTCAAATAGATTCAAGCAATTTCCAGTGTGGTCAGGTCGAGAAGGCCGTGGATCGCGTGGATGGTTCATTTATCCAACCCTGCGTGCCGAGCAGCCATATATCATCAATGAGTGGGAAAATTCATTCGATAAGATTTTGAAGGAGTGGTAATGGCTACCGGATCAAGAACGCTTAAACTTTCGATTCTTGCCGACGTCGATCAGCTGAATAAATCGCTGAAGGCAGCAAATTCCGACGTTGAAAATTCATCCAGCAAAATCAGTGATTTCGGCAAAAAGGCAGGCCTGGCATTTGCTGCCGCTGCCGCAGCTGCCGGGGCTTATGCCATCAAGATTGGCATCGATGGCGTTAAGGCTGCAATCGAAGATGAAGCTGCGCAAGTCAAATTGGCCGGAGCACTAAAAAATGCTACCGGTGCAACCAACGACCAAATCGCATCCGTGGAGAAGCAAATCCTCAAAATGTCATTGGCCACAGGCGTCAGCGACGATCAGCTTCGGCCAGCAATGGCACGCCTGGCACTTTCGACCAACGATGCAGGCAAAGCGCAGGATTTGCTGGCATTGGCATTGGATATATCAGCACAGACCGGAAAGCCGCTGGAAGGGGTCGCAAACGCCTTAGGAAAGGCCTATGACGGCAACACAGCGGCATTGGGTAAGTTGGGCATCGGTCTTTCGTCAGCTGAACTCAAGGCCATGTCATTTGAAGAAGTCCAGGGCAGACTTTCGACCTTATTCGCAGGCGCAGCCACAGCCAATGCGAACACTTTCGCTGGTCGGATGGAACGGCTCAAAGTCACCTTTGATGAAGCCAAAGAAACTATCGGATTTGCATTGCTTCCAATCCTGGAAAAGCTTATGACGTTTATGACGGTCAATGTGATTCCAATCGTTGAAAAGGTATCAAACGCATTTTCGGAAAAGTCAGGTGGACTAACCGGCTACATCTTGTATCTTGGACAAACCATCTCCAACGTATTTACCCCTATTTGGGATGGCTTGGTTAAAGCTTTTGGATATGTCAAAGATGCAATTGGTGACAATATGGATTCATTCTTAGCCTTCGGAAAGCTCATCGCCGACTACGTTGCACCGGTCATTGGCACGGTATTGGGTAAGGCATTGCAAGGCGTTGGAATTATCGCAGGTGGCGTCATCGACATCGTTGGCAATATTGTCGGTGTTATTACTTCGGCAATTACCGGGGCAATCTCTGCAATCAATTGGCTTCTTACCAAATACAATTCGATTCCAATTTTGCCCAATGTGCCGTTGATTCCCGTTTCATCAGCTCCAACCGTTAATATTCCAAAATCCAGTTCAGGCACAGGCACGCCGGCAATACCATCAGTTCCAACCATCACAGCTCCAACGGTTACAGGATCATCAGCTGGCACTGCATCCGTTGCATCATCGGCAAATAATGGTGGATTTATCAATCAGGCAAATCAAGCTGCAGTTTATGCAATGGATCAAGCCCGTGTTGATTCCGTCATTGCAGCGGCCAACGCTAAGGCTGCCGTTACAGTAAATATGGGAGTCGTTGGCGATCCTGAAGCCGCGGCACGTACGATCACAACCGTCCTCAATAACAGCTTTTACCGTGGCACAGGTGGAGCAGGGGCATTGGTCACATGACCCTATGGAATCCGATTTGGGAAGTCACAATCAATGGAGTGCAATATCAGCAATTCGTGCTGGCAAATTTAAGCATCCAAAGTGGCAGAAACAATATCTATGAACAGGCGCAGGCCGGATATTGCAGTCTCACTCTTTACAATGTGACTCAATCCCAGGTATCAATCAACATTAATGATTCGGTCTCCATTTCACTAAAAGATTCGACCAATACTTTCGTGCCTATTTTTGGCGGTTCGGTCGTTGATCTTGCCATTGAAGTCGTTCAGGCAGGCAGTATCGGAATCACTCAATCAATTAACGTCATCGCTTTGGGTGCACTTTCCAGGCTTCAAAAAGCACTTTATTCAGCGGCCATTGCCCGTGCTTATGATGGAACTCAAATCAGTCATGTGCTTACTGATTTGCTAATCAATAACTGGTCGGAAGTGCCATCAGCTTTAACGTGGGGCAATTACACGCCTGCCACTGAAACGTGGGCAAATGCTCAAAATACTGGACTTGGTGAAATTGACACACCGGGCAACTATGATTTGGCACTCCGATCAGGTTCGGCAGACACCATCGATGTCTATTCACTTGTTTCAGCTTTAGCCACATCCGGACTTGGCTACATTTACGAAGATGCACAGGGTCGAATCTCATATGCGGATTCGACTCATCGAAGCCAGTATCTAGCGACTAACGGCTATACAGACGTTTCAGCGGCTCAAGCTTTGGCAGCTGGAATCAAGGTGCAAACCCGTGCCGGTGACGTACGAAATGACATCACGATTCAATATGGTCAGAATTCACAAAATGAAGTCAATGACGAAGATTTGACCTCAGTTTCGATATATGGCCGATTGGCTCAAATTATCCCGACCACGCTACACGACGCAGCCGATGCCACTTCGCAGGCAGCCTTTTATTTGAAGCTGCGTGCCTATCCTCAATACATGATGCAATCAATTCGATTCGAGCTTACAAACCCTGAAATTGACGATGCTGATCGTGATGCTCTCATCAATGTATTCATGGGGCTTCCACTTCGAATCTCTGATCTTCCGCAAAATATGTCAGCCGGTCAATATGCCGGATTCGTCGAGGGCTGGCAGTGGTCGGCCGGTTACAACACAATTTCCGTCACCGCACTTCTATCACCTTTGGCCTATTCACTACAGGCTATGAAGTGGGAAGATGTCAGCGTGTCGGAAGCCTGGAATACCATCGTGGGAACTCTCACGTGGGAAAATGCCCTAGTAGTCGCATAAGGAGAAAATATGAGTAATCCCACCACGCCGTTCAGCTGGCAGATGCCGACCAATACAGATTTGGTGACGGACTTACCTGCCGATTTTGAAGTATTTGGTCAGGCCGTTGCAACATCGATGGCCGATCTATTAGGTGGCACATCGGGTCAAATCCTTGCCAAAAATTCCAATACGGATATGGATTTCGTATGGATCGCAAATGACCAAGGTGACATCACTGGAATCACAGCGACTTCACCACTTACAGGCGGCGGCACATCCGGGGCAATCACAGTCGGAATTCAATCTGCATCAACATCCCAGGCAGGTGCGGTTCAGCTTTCAGACTCAACCTCAACTACATCATCAGTGTTGGCCGCAACACCTACAGCAGTCAAATCATCTTATGATTTAGCAGCTGCGGCCATACCAAAATCTACAGTCACAACAACAGGCGACGTCATTTATGCAACAGGATCAAGCGCAGTAACTCGATTAGGCATTGGAACTGCCGGACAAGTCTTGACAGTCAATGGAGGTGCAACAGCCCCATCATGGGCAACACCTGCCAGCGGCGGTGGAATGACACTTTTGCAAACAGTCACTTTGACGGGTGCTTCAGTTACCACATCATCAATAGCTGGAACATATAAAGAATTAAGACTATATGTGCGAAATTTCAAACCTTCGTCTGGTGATAACGGATTTAATGTGCGAGTCAATACTGACACCGCAACTAATTACATTACTGTAGCAGGATTTACAACAACAGCTAATCAAGCTCCAAACGCAACTTCTTGGCGATTTAGCGCAGGACAAAATGACACGGCATCTTCAATATCGCAAATTGATATAATCATTCCCGATTATGCAAATACTGTCACCGGTAAAATGTCCTATGGATACGGCATGACAAACAACTACACCACAAGCACCAATTACAATATGCGAGGATGGATGAATTGGTATAACCAAACGGCAGCAATTACATCACTTACATTTTTAGCAGAATCGGGCAATTTAGGCAGCGGATCAGTTCTAGTGTATGGAGTAAGCTAATGACAAAAGAAAAATTAACTACCACAATTTATGATTTAACAACTGGAGAAATTACAACACGTGATTTAACCGTGGAAGAAATAAATCAATATAAAAAAGATCAAGAAGAATCAAATATAAGGAAACAAAGTCAAGAATCCGAAAAAGTAAATCGCCAAGCAATTTTGGATCGCTTGGGACTTACAGCTGAAGAAGTGGCACTATTGCTCAAATGATTTCGGCAAATGGTTGGCCTGCGTCTAAGGACAAGGCCGAAATCGGCATCAAGTCATTTGCCGTACCTGGCACTACTTTGAAGCTCCAATGCGCCGAAGCCGTTGCACCTTTGCTTATTGGATTTACAGCTGAGTTTCACAGTCTTATCGAACACATCGATGAGGGCGGTCTCGATGATTGGGGGTATTGCTATCGCGATGTCCGGGGAAATGTGGGGAAGCTTTCCAACCACTCATCGGGCACGGCCATCGATCTCAATGCCACACAGCATCCCCTGGGCAAATTTGGGACATTCCCAAATGAAAAAGTGCCAATGATCCGTGCATTGGCCAAAAAATACGGTTTAATTTGGGGCGGCGATTACCATAATCGCAAGGATGAAATGCACTTTGAAATTGCTCTGCCACCGGCAAAAGTTGCTGCGTTGATAGCAAAATTGGAGAAAGAAAATGACTGAATTCAAAGCACTTGCAGCTTCATGGCTGCGTTCATTTTTGGCGTCAGCTTTGGCCGTATGGATGGCCGGAGTGACCGATCCAAAGGCGATTTTCGCAGCCGGTGCAGCTGCCGTCGTGCCGGTCATCATTAGATTTCTGAATCCAAATGATAAGCAGTTTGGTGTCAATGCCAAATGAACGAAACGATTACGGCGGTTGGCATCATTGCCGCCGCCACAATTTCGGCTGTAGCAGCCATTTTTGCAGCTAAGTCTGAACGCAACTCACGACCCGTCTCCAACGGATTTGCCGAGGGCTTGCGCCACGATGTCAGGGAAATCCGGGCATTGCTCATTCAGCACATTAACGATCATGGGAAGCGATAGACACGCCGAAGATTAGGCGTGATTCTTGCAAATGTCAGCCCTATGCGTCACCGTTCTTCCTGGGAGAACAAACAAGCTCCCATCGGGAGAACAAAATGTATTCAATTCAGGAGACAGCAGCCTGGCTACTCATTGGAGTATCCGGGGGATTTATGGTCGGCTACACAGTCGGCTTTCGTGAAGGCAAGGCCGTTGGCATAGTTCGCGGCAAAATCATGGCACGCAAGGCGGTGCGATAATGGCCGGATTCTTAGATGGTTACGAAACCGTCAATCAGAAAGTCATCAGACTGCACGCCACGTATCCAACCAATCGCATCGAGACGTCGATTATTGACTGGAATTCCGAAAAGGGATACATACTCATCGAGTGCCGCATCTTCCGTCATTATGAGGATGAGAAGCCAGCCGCCATCGACTACGCACATGGCATGGTCGGGGCATATAACGTCCAAATGAAACGCTGGTATATCGAAGATACCGTCAGCAGTGCAATTGGTCGATGCGCTTCAGTCGTATTGGGCACAGAGACAAAGCCCAGCCTGGAATCAATGCAGCAAGTCGAGACAATGCCCAAAGCTTTCGTCGAGGATGATCCATGGTCAAAGCCAATTTGGGAAGATGGATTCCACACAGCCAAATCAGCCGTCGAGCAAATCAAGGATCAACTAGGTGGACAGATGGAGTCCGAGTCACCAATCTGTAAGCACGGCCACATGATTTTAAAGGAAGGCACATCGCCAAAGACGGGCAAGGCATATCACGGCTACGTATGCCCTGAGAAGGTCAAAGCAAATCAATGCCCACCGGTGTGGATGGTGCTTGGCAGCGATGGCAAATGGAAGCCTCAAGTCTGATGGGTGAACTATTCATCCAGCATCCAAATGGCGATGCAATCACAATCCAACAGGATGGCACAGAAATTCGAGAGAATTTGCCCATCCAAATTGATTGGTGCGACAAATGCGAGATGTGGAAGCCATTGGCAGGCGGCCACATGATAGGCACGCAAGGCCTCACGATGATTTGGATATGTGGTGATTGCAAATGAGCCATACATACAGTTTCGTTGGCAGCTCTTTCGGATTCGACAGCTGCTCAATTTGCGATAATGACGCGATGTGCAATGAATACGTCAGAGAAGATTCCCTAGTCGTGTGGTTATGCAAAAAGTGTGAAGATAAGTTGCAATTATGATCCTAGTCAAACTTAATCATGACGAAGAAATGAACTGCGCAGTCAAAGCACTGGAACGTGCAGTCGGCTCTGAAGGCATGAATGATTACAGCGTGCAGAAACTCAATCTATTTCAGGATATTGCACGAAATTCTGAAGCACTGGGTGCTGAAAATGCAGTGGCCAAATACTTTGATTTACCATTTGAAGGCACGGTCAATACATTCAAAAATCAAGCTGACGTTTCTTGGAATCTTGAAGTCAAGCACACGCCTTGGAAAAATGGATGTCTGATATTGCGTGATCGTGATCGAGCTGATGACGTGGCAGTGCTGGTCACTGGCAATTCACCGAGTTACTACATCATCGGCTGGATTCCCATCGGCATGGCACGCAGACCATCCAGGCAACGATCCGATGGTTCATATTGGATCAACCCATCAGACCTAAATCCCATCGAGAATTTGAATCGGAGCATCTATGCTAGAAATTATCAAGCTTGATTGCAGGGTCGAGAAGAAATCGACGGATCACAAAATAGTCAAGGTGACTGACAACCTGCCACCTAATGTTCATTGCGTCGAGTGCATGAGCTGCGGCGTATTGGGCATCCAACTATTCGAGGTTCAAAATGCCAGCCTATGATTTCAAATGCCCGGTCTGCTCGGACATCAAAGTAGTCAAAGCCGGATTCGAAGATGATCTATCTTCACCCGGATGCGACTACTGCCTGGTATCTATGGAACGAGTGTGGACATCTGCACCCATTCATTTCAAGGGTAGGGGTTGGGGGAAAGATTGATGCCTGTTGATAACCTGTGGACAACACGCCAAAGCCCCGTTCAGGTTATCCACAATTCATGGATTTACTTGACACACTGGGTACGCTTCATGCTCTCGCGAGAGCCGGTGTGCCGGTGTAGCTCGCAGCGAAGTTTGAAGCTTATGGGTGCTCTATGCCTAATGCTTGGCTCTCTAGCAATAAACGTGCAACCTGCGCAAGCTACTGATACAGATATGCTCAAACTATATACACATTCAAGGATTGTGAACTATCAGCAATACATTTGCCTATCTAAGATCATCTATAAAGAATCACGATGGAATGTCAAAGCTAAGAATGGCAGTCACTTTGGCTTAGGTCAGATGAGAAGCCAGCACTATCGCAACCTCGACGGATACAGGCAGATAGATGCAACTATCAAATACATTAATGTGCGTTATGGTTCAATGTGCAACGCATGGAGATTTCACGGAAGGCATGGGCATTACTGATGTCAAAGGCATGGAAGTCATCAGACCGTAAGGGATGGAGACGCATACGTGAACGCATCCTGATTCGAGATGGCTATTGCTGCCAAAGATGTGGGCAGACCGAAGGCAAGCTTCACATCGATCACATCGTTCCAAAGCGTCTAAATGGCAGTGACCTGGATGAGAATTTGCAAGTGTTATGCCAAATGTGCAATTTACAGAAAGGGGGTCGTTTTTTTGAACAGCCTTTGACAC